ATGGATTTGCTAACGCCCCTGTTCCCCGCAGACAAACTTCATCAGCATTTTAAATCCATTACCGATCAGCGGCCTGGTAGGGAATACGCAAGGAACGAGTTGCTGCGCTGGCTTGCAGGGTTTCCCGATAGGGATAAGAAGTTTGTTAAGGAGTTTCAGACAACTTTCAATTCAAGTTTTTGGGAGATTTATCTTTACGCGGTTTTTTGTGATTATGGCTTCTCGTTCGATTGGAAATTTCCTGCGCCAGATTTTCTATTGGCGGCAAAAGATTTGGCTTTTACAGTAGAGGCTACAACTGCTAATCATGCGGAAGGAGAAACGCCTGAATGGGAAGGGAGGTTAGCTCCGGACTCTTTCGATAATATTGATTTTAATGAGCTGAACCGTGTTGCGATCATCCGGTTAGCGGGTGCATTCAAGTCAAAGTCTGATAAATTTCGAGAAAAATATTGTAATCATAAGCACGTTCAAGGGCGGCCTTTTGTATTAGCCTTAGCGCCTTTTGAGCAGCCAAAGTTTAATCTTCAGGCTTATCGCGCCATTGAGGCTTTATTGTTCGACTACTATGTGGACGAGGCCGAGTACTCTGCCAACCCGGAGAAATTTCCCAACGGTCCTGAGGGGCGTTCACTAGGCTGCGTTGAGAAGAATAATGGTACGGAAATCGAACTTGGTTTTTTTAATAATCCTCGTTTCAAACATATTAGTGCCGTGATTTTTAGTAATTTGGCGACATGGGGAAAGGTCGACGCGATGGCTGGGAATCCGTTATCGATGATTGCTTCAATTAGATCTTTTCCTGATGAGGGGTTGCGTCGCGAAATGTGTAAGGGTAATGAAAGCTCCGAAGTCATAACAGACGGTCTGCGGATCTACCATAATCCTTTTGCGACATACCCGTTGCCGTTGGATGTTTTCCGAAGAAAAGGGGTTGTACAAATGTGGGCGGATGTTGAGGCGTACGAATTGCACAGTGAACAGACAGATAACTGCTTGCAGTCTAGGACAGCCTTTACTGCACTGGTCGTGCCGGATAATGATCCGGCATTTGCTACCCCGGCCAGTTAGTTCAGGGCGTTCTCGCTGCATGCTTACTTGGTCGGTTTAACTATCTCTCCGACGCGACGGTAAACCTTCTTGGTCATCTCCTCTGTTGAATGGCCTAGTAAGCGGCTTGCATCCTTGATGTCTGCAATTTCACTGCCGGCCTTAGGTCGGATGTCCCTGAACTGAAACTTCCGAATCGTGATGGCCAGCTCGCCGTCACCGTCGGTCGCAGCTTTGGTCGCGGCTCGATCTCGGGCTTCGTCCCAGCGATTGCGCAACATGTTGTAGCTCATGCGTAGGCCAGCCTGGTTGGTGATCAAGACCGAAGTTTTGGTGCCGGCTTGAACCCGCCGATCAAGCAGGCCATTGATGAAAACGCATAGGTCCGTTTCGTTGTCGCCGTCGTAGAGGCGAATCCGCAGACGCTTTTCCGTCTTGCCCTGGCCAACCATCAAAAAGCCATGATTGATATCGGTTGTCGACGCCTTCAGTACGTCAGCGGGGCGCTGTCCTGTCAGATATGCCAGATCCATCGCATCCTTGAGATCCTGCCCGGCCTGTTCGTATACCGCGTTCCAGATGATATCGCCGGCGTAGAAGTCCCGAGGCGTCTCCTTGTTGCGGCGCAAGCCGAAGCAGGGGTTGGCCTTGTCGGTCAGGCCCCACTCTCGGGCGAAGGTGAACATGGTTGAAAGCAATGCTATCTCCCGGTTGGCTCGAACCTTGGCCGTGCGCGCATCTCGATACTGAGCAATTACCTGTGGTGTGATCAAATCGATCGGGGCTGATTCAAATGCATTTCGAAGCTGCTTGAGACCCTTGAGGTAGTCGCTTTGCGTACCAGGCTTAAGGGTCGGAATCACTTTCTTTTCGTAATCGTCAAAAAGCCGGCCCATCAAGTGGGCCGGTTTGGGTGTCGCTTTACGATCAAGTCGTGCCCATTCGATCTTGGCTTCGTCGAGATCCCCTCCCAAGGGGATCTCGACGCGATTGCCGTCGGCATCTCTGCCGTTGTAGTAGTAGCCCACCCAGATCTGGCCGTTTTTCCTTTTTCGGGTGCGGCGGATCATCCTTGGTGGCAGATCTCGGTTTGCTGGTTTCTTCTGGCGCATTGTTAGCTCACGCGGGATAGGTCAAGGGTCCAGGTTTCAGCGACAGCATTCGTTGCTGAGGGCTTTACTCCGGCAAGCTTTAAGCGGGCGTAAACTCGGCCCACAATGGGGCGCTGAGCGCCAGTGAGTACGTATTCCCATTCGTTTCGGGTTAGCCACTGACGCTGGAAAAATGGTGTTTTATAGCCGGTGATGGTTGCCAGTTCATCTTCCGAAAGCGTCTCGCTCGCCGCCTGAGGCTGGTTTTCTCGCCTCATGCTTGTTCCAAAGAGAACGGGTCTCGTTGCTGTTGATATTGTCCGGAAGCCGCATTTAGTGTTTCCAAGAGGTAACTAGCTGAGTGCCCTGGGGGCTGCACACTGTCACGGCTATCGCGGTTCTGGACGCTAGCCATAGCGCTGTCTATCTCTGTACCGCCTTCGCTTGGTCTTTGTGCTTGCATGGTGTTTCTCCTTTACTCATCCCGGCTACAGCGCCGAGTGTTCCTTTGAATGCAGCGTGTCACGCCCGCTTAAAAATCCAGCAGCGCACAGTAGAGCTCCGTCTTGGCGCTCCGTCGATTACGGCTTGGGAAGCGCGAACTGCGCTGTACACCGCCTTATTGGTTTCCACCCACTTATGGCTACGGCTGTTCACCAGCAGCCCGCGCAGCGTTTTGAGATCGGCCAGATTCTGCCGGTGAACACTGGCCATCTCCGCAAATTCGTTGAGGTTGACCGCAATAAGTTTGGGGTCAGTACTGTGATTGACCTGCGGGCCTTCGCCGAGACTTTCGAGGTATTCGTAGACCTCCCAAAACTCGGCAACGAGCGGATGATCTGCGCTGATCGCGGCTTGTCGCTCGAGCGCCATACCCATCAGCGCTTGTTGTGTTGTGGCTACCTGGTTGTCGTCGAGCGGGCACACCAAACGCAGGCAATCCACCAAAGCCATCAACTGGCTGTGATTTTTGATAATCCGTTCCACGCGGATCTCTTTGAGCTCGCGCAACTGCCGCTCATGAACAAGCACGCGCTCTGCAAATCGGGTCATCACTTGAGCCTCTGCACGCACCGCCAGCAGCAAAAAATGACTCAACTGCTCAACCGGGATCAGGTTCAGATTGTCAGCGGCCGCGCGACTCTCATTGGTGACTTCCGGGCGCGAAAAATGCGATTTGATAATCCGCGTCAGGATCGCTTCCGATGCACTGACATCGGCGTTCTGGCTAATCGCAATCGCCCCACGAAACGGCGGCTCGTAAGTCTCGTTTCCGCTGGTTTTCATGCCTTTGGTACCGAGCGTGCCGCCGCCGTAATAATCCTTCAACTCGTCCCAGTCGAAGCCTTTGGCGTGCGCCTTGTCTGGTTCATTTCGGTCGCCCTCGATCAGCACCACCGGCATGTTGGAGACTTGGCCCATCGCCCGCTGACGCCCGGCGCGCGTCGATTTCGACGGATCAAAACCCTCATGTTCGCGGCCGAGCAGCTTCCACAAAAAAGTCAGCAGCGTGGTCTTGCCGGCGCCGGCCTCACCGGTGACCTCCAAGAAGGGAAACGACTTGTAATTCGCGCGAATCTGTTCAGCGAACAAGGAGCCAAACCAGAAGGCGAGGGCGACAACCCCCTTTGCGCCGAAGCACAGCCAAAGCATCGGCAACCAGTCAGTCCGGTACTGCTTGCTGTCGCGCTGAATGTGCATGGTGATCGACTTCTGCAGCGTCTTGAGCCGCAGCTTGCCGAACTCGAAAAAGTCCTCCTTGTTCACCGCGCTGACGATGCCGCCGCGTACTGCGAGATCGCCGAACACGTAGCAACTGTGTTGCTTGCTGTAGCCGACGAAGTCGATTGTCTCGACGGTCTTCAGGCCGAACAGTTGATCCTTCATGATCTTGTCAAGCTGCTTGCTGCTGCCGGTGAAAACCGCGCCGGCCGCCATCCCCAGCAGACGTTTCTTGAACTCGCTGGCGGCCGCGACCTGACCACCGGTGAAAGTGTTTTTGACGCTGCCACTGTCATGGGGAAAGTCGACGCGAAAGTAGTACCAGGATTCATCGGTGACTTCGTTGCGCTGAAAGTACAGGGCATGCGGGTAGCAGTTGGCGATCTCGACGACACCGCCACATTGCCGCAAGGCTTTTTGCCGGCGCTGGCCTTCGCTGAGCAACTGGTCTTCGTGTAGATCGGAAGTTTCCAGCGCATGCATCGCCCTGCTGAACTTCTCCAGATCCATCCTGAACCAGTACAAGCGGCTGTCGAAACCGAAGTGAAATTCATGGCGCTCGCGCCAGTCGTACATCAACACGCCTTTCTCTGAGGCGCTTTCGGCAATCAGCATGGAGCCGTGGTAGCGAGCGGTTGCGATGTCTTTTTTGATCTGCTCGGTACGCTGATTTTCATCATCGATAAAAGCCCAGCGCTGATGCAAATCGTTCCAGTCAACTTTGCGGCTATCCGACTGCGGGATTTGCGCCGCCTCGCATTCGTAACCCAGCGCGCGAGCCTGGCGCACCCAACGCTTGGTGTATTTGTGCGCGCCCGGTTCGTTATCCAGTGCCCAAACCAGCTTGGGCAATTTGCCGCCGCGCTGTCGCGCGAGTTCTTTTAATGATTCCTCAGGGAAAGCGTTGGACGACATCGCGGACGCTGCCGCGATGCCGTTATGCACCAGAGCGATCGCGTCGAAAATGCCCTCGACAATCCACAGCTCTTTGACTTCCAGCAACTCGATACAGGGCGGGTACCACCAGACACCACGCGGACTGTCGCCGGGCTTGAATCGCGCTTTCATCTTGCCGAACCGGTGCGGCCGATCGATCAAGCGCTCCCAGTAGCCGCCCTTTTCCAATGCAAAGCGAACCGTCACGCTGCCCGCGTTCAACGCTTCAGAGAAATAGGTTTCCTGAGTAAACCAGCCCTTAATCAGTTCGAAGCGAAAGCCCCGGGCGAACTCAAGATAGGCCCGAGCCGTCGCCAAGGGAAATTGCTCAGAGGAAGGCGCACGCTTGCTCCAGTCGTCGAACAAGTCTTCGTAGATGTCCTTGAGATGCCAGCGCTGCGCACATTTGTTTTCTCGTCCGCAGATGAGCAGCCATGGCTCTGAATAGCGCGTGTAGAGTTCCTTTTTTCCACACGCGGGGCATTTGCCGCCCCGCAGATAATCGGTGCTCAAGCGGCGCTGGAGCCCATAGTCATCCTTGAGGCGCAGCAGCACGTCAGCATGCAGGTTGCTGGCAAACGCGCTCACCGGTAAAACTTCCCCCCGAGCCCGTGGGCGAGCGCCACAATCAAATGCCGCATGCCCGACATCATCGGGATTGCCGCAAGTAACGCATCGTGGCGCCGGTCAATAGGGATCGAGCTGAAACGCTCCTCGTACCAGTGTGTCTGGAACTGCGCCGCATACTGCGAGCGTATGGCATTGAGTAGCAGCTCGGTTTCGACGCGAGTCAGAGTGCTGTTGATGCTGACGTTATCTTCCATGAAAACCTCGAATTTTAGGCAAAGCGCATCCGTCATTCCTTAGAGCGGGAATGCCGGGTGTTAAAAGGGATAGGTGTTTAGAGCGTGTTGGCGACGCCGTCAGTGCTAACTGAGTGCTTGGCGCATTGCATATCGGTCCAAGCCAGATGCACCAACTTCGCGGCAAGGCTGGCGGGTACTTCCAGGCCAACCATCAAATGGCGCTCAGCACGGCTGAACAAGCGATCTGAGTCGACCAGGTACTCAGCGCGATGCCGCAACAAGTAAGCGCGGGCGGCGTCCTGCATGCAGGTGCGGTAGTCGGGAGCCAAATGGATGGCGTTCATTGTGCGGCCTCCATTCCTTGAGGCGGAATCAACGACAGTTGATTGTCATCGGGCTGCATGGCTGCTCGACGCAAAGCCACGCAGGCCAAGGGGAGCTGCACGGCAGGGTTCGCCATGCCACTCGGGCTCATCTCATGCGTCATCTCAAACTCAGCCCGCACGGACCAACCGCAGGCTTCATTGAGGCATTGAAGATAAGCGACTCGTAGAAAAATATGAGTGCCTTCGCTGGTGCGTATTCGCATCCGGGAATGGCAATGGGGGCAAACCAGTTTGTAAGTGCTCAATGGCGGCATCCTTGCGTTAATGAACGATGGTGAAGCTCTGTCTCAGGTCCTGATTGTGCCGAGCTTGATGCCCAGCAACACGGCGGCGTTGTGTGCTTTACCGCGAAGTCCTTTCTTGCGGCCATTGAGCAAGTCACTGACCAAATTGCTGTTCAGATCGTTACGGCGGCAAAACTCAGCAAGACTGATGCCCTTTCGAACCAATTCCGCTCGGGCTTGCTCGGTTGTGAGTGGGGCGGGCATAGTGTCCATTCGTGTGCATTCGTGTTGGTTTGACTTCATTATGCCCAAATAATTGGGCCTGTAAAGGGTGAAAGCTTGAAAAGTTGTGCATCTCCGGAAGACTTGGACGTTGGAGTGGGTGAGCGATTGCGCGAAGAAAGAACGCGCTTAGGGCTCAACCAAGATGCCTTTGCACAGCAGGGCGGCATCACTCGCAATACCCAGGGCAGCTATGAAAAGGGCGAACGCAACCCGGATTCCGCCTACCTTACAGCCGTGGCCAAGGCCGGAGTGGACGTGCTTTACGTCTTGACCGGTGCGCGTTTACCTGCAGCTGCCAGTGGCCTGAACGCGGCTGAAGATCAGCTTCTTCAGCAATTCCGAATCTTGTCTGACTATGACCAAAAAGCTGTGCATCGCATCGTAGGTGCCATGGCCGAAGTCACCCACCTTTCCGCTGCCAAGAAATAACTCGTCGACATTTAGAACATTCGTTACGACGGATTTCGTTTTGATTTTCCACGCTCATGAGTAACGTTGCCTCTGCAATGCACTTAATGGAGTAGTGGGCATTTGGATCAAGATGAAAACGAGAACATACGCACGGAACAACCCATGTGCGAAATCTCTGAGTTAACCCAAGAAGAGTGGAATCTTCTTACATGGTATAGAGCGATGTCCGAAGCGGATCGTGGATACATAAGCCATATATCGCAGGTGCTTATTCACAAACCGTGACCTTTGAGATCAATGTGAACGACCTCAACCTTGACGATTGATTGGATTGAAATGAAAAACCCAAAAGGAAGCCCGGCCCTGCGTCGGGTTTTTTGCCTTTGGAAGAAGGGCGCCAGTCACTAGCGCGCCCAACCACCATTCAAATACTCACAATCGCAGATGTTCGAGACGCTATTTTGCGGCTTTCACAATCATTGGTCTGGTTCTGGGCGTAACGGCTTTCACGACATCATCAAGTACCGCTTTCCCCATCACGGTAAAATAATGCGCAGCCCAGGCATGGCGATCAGTGTCTTTCACGAAAGCCGCGTCTTCGGCGAAAGACTTGGCCAGGCAAAGGAAATTCGAGGCTTGGGCCAGCGCATCTTTAACCGGAACGCCAGCACTGACGTGGAACAGCGGATTGTCACCGCAGTAAATGAAAGGGGTGTAGCCGATGGTTTTTTCTTCGACTTCTTCGATCATTGACCACCTCCACAGGTGGAGAGGTGTTGAATGACGAGTGAGGTACTGCATACAGGGTGAGGCGGAACGTATATTGCCGCAACTTTGTGCATGGTCTAACTCCTTGACATAGGGAGCTACCACTTTCGTTTCCAAGCGAATGGGTGGCAGCTGTACGCAGGTTGGAAACCGGGAGTCAAGGAGACCGGCACGCCCTAAAGGCGTCCCACGCACAGCCGCCATAACACAAGTGTGCAGTCGTAAAAATACGCTGACGCATGTGAGGGGGCGCTGTTGCGTGACTCGACGGGTTTCCAAGCCCGGTCGCTGAAATGTGCAGCGACGTCTGGAGAATATTCCGGCGAATCGAAGGCTAGCAAGGCGCTTGCCTGCCAAAAGCACCTAAGTCGTGCTTACTTACGCAACTCGCGGATTTTGCCTACAACTTCGATTCGAGTCACTCGATATTCTGATTGCCGAGCCAAATAGGCGGTGGGGCTTTGGTCAAAAAACACCACCTCCCGGTCCGGGTGGTGGCGTTGTTTTTATCGAAGGCTTGCTTCACGTAGCTGCGGTCAGACTGCGGGTACCAAATTTTTGTGCGGTATCATGATATAATACCATGAACAATAAACAGCTCAGTACGCTCAAAGCCATATTCTCCAAGCCTGTACCCAACTCACTCGAATGGGCTCGAATCGAGGCCCTTTTTGGTGCAGCGGGTGCCCAGACTATCGAAGGCAATGGTTCCCGAGTGCGTTTTGAATTGAATGGCGTGGTTGCCACCTTTCATCGACCCCACCCAGACAAAGAAGCAAAGCCCTACCAAGTGCGTGACGCGCGGGCTTTCCTTGAGCAAGCAGGAGTCATCCCGTGAACGTAATGAACTACAACGGCTATGCCGCCCGAATTGAGTACAGTGATGAAGATGGCCTATTTGTCGGCCACATCGCCGGTATCAAAGATGTCGTTGGCTTCCACGGTGAGTCGGTCGCCGAACTGCGCAAAGCTTTCCAAGAGGCCGTAACTGACTACCTCGAAACCTGCGCCAAGCTGGGCCGTGCCCCCCAAAAACCCTATTCGGGTAATCTCAGCTTACGCCTAGCGCCGGCACTCCATGCGACAGTCGCCGTGAAGGCACAGCTAGCTCACAAAAGCATCAATCAATGGGTGGCTGACGTCCTAGATCGCGAGGCGCACGCCTGAGGTCATCACCATGCGTGCGCCTATCAATACCGGCGAACTCCACGCATGGTCTTTGACGTACATCTTTCAGCCACTAAAAACTCGATCCGCGTCAACCAACGATAATGTGCTACCGCATGCACGCCTTCACTATCGCTCAGGATCTGCCAAGTACCACAGCACCGATAGCAATGATAACTATCGCCCCTCCGGCGATTGCATTGATTCGCGAAATCCTGCTGTTCCGGATCTGTTGCGCAGCAAGCGTTGATACCTGTGTCTCTACTCTTGCAATCAATGTGGCGAGATCGGAAACGTTCTCGGATTGTTTGTCTATTTTCTCTCCCAAAGCGCGAATCAATGGACTGATGTCAGGTGCGGCGATGGTTGAGGGCGTGGTGCCTATAGGCTCTATTTTGCCTTGCGAGGCGTCCTTCTGCTTAACGGCCTTAGTTCGATCCCCCGCAACAGCGATGAAGCTGGCGCCCGCCCCAGCACAAGCGAGGTTGATGAAGTACAAAGTAGCATTGAGCCATTTGGTGATGGCGCCAAATAATTGGACGTAGGTCAGTTCGACATGCTCACTGGCCCAAGCACTAAGCCCGAAAGAGAGAATCTGATCCTTCACCATTTCCTTGTTACTCTCCAAATTTAGGAAGGCCAACATAGGTTCAATCGTGATCGTGTTCATCAAAGCTGTAATCACGGCTAACCCTACCAAGGCGATTCCTTTTTGCATCGGTCCTATTGGCGCGGAGGTGATCAGAATGAATAAAGTCAAACCACCCGTTACTAGCGAAACCCCCGCAACGACTGGTTGTCCGGACGCAGTGTATTGAAGTGGCAGATACCACCAGACGAAAGCAGCGGCGGCGAGCAAAAGTATTCCCACTACCCAAAAGATAGCTTTACGCATTTATTTTAACCTTCCAGTTGGTAAGCGTAGGTCGACGGCCGATCATGGCCGTGACTAAAATTTGTGGCAGCGAGTATAGGCTTGCGCTAAAGGATACCGTGAACAGGCCGCCTATTGCTTACCAGAGCATCGGGCTCAAAGTCGGCGGCAAAAGAAGAGGGATGTGATCAGATAGGAAGGATTAACTGTGGTCCCTGATTGCGTACATTCCCAACCGCTCGATCCACCGCAAACCATTCAAAGTCTTCCGTAGGTCTGCACATTGTCATAGCGATTTCCGCAGCCCTTTGTGGATCCAGTCCCGGTTCTAACCACTCCCGAGCCACTGCGGGCTCCAATACCAATGGCCGGCGATCATGAATGTCGACCATGCCCTGATCGCTGGCTGCGGTGATGATGACGTACCCGTCCTCGTCGTTCAGTTCCAGCCCCGGTGTCACTTGGGCTAGTGCGCCAAAAAACATCGGCGCCTGGCTTTTCAAACGAATGAAGTAGGGCAGCTTCTTCTTCGGATCGTCCGGATCTTTCACCCATTCAAACCAGCCATTGGCAGGTGCGATCGCGCGACCGTTTGGCCAAAGCTGTTTGAAAAACTTGCCAGTGGTTACGGTTTCCACACGCGCGTTGATCGGGTCTGGTCGCTTACCCTTCGCCCAAAACGGTGACCACCCCCAGCGCACCTTGTCGACGCTTAAACCAGCATCCACTGATCGAATAATTTCGACTCGAGTAGTGGGAGCTACGTTGTAGCGGTCGATGGCCCAGAGATCGTACCCATTGATGGCCAACTGTTGAGGAGCCAGTTCTTTCAGGTAGTGATCCATCGACTCGTAAATCGAATAACGTCCACACATGGTGTCACCCGTCGAAATGTCCTACATACCTCATTGACTGCGTGAAGCTCCGCGAGTTTTACTGTATGCGCATACAGTAAATTCCTCGTCAGGTTCGCATCATGAGTGTCACCATCCTCGGCCCGCTGTCGGAGGGGGGCGAAAAGCTCCCGCTATATTCCTTTCAAATTCCCGCGGGTTTCCCTTCTCCGGCGGCCGATCACATCGAGAAGCACATCTCACTGGACGAGATTTTTGAGATCCGCGCTCCCCATGTATACCTGGCCAAGATCGAAGGCGACAGCATGGAAGGAGCAGGAATATTTTGTGGGGACATGGTCGTTGTCAATCGCAGCCTGACCGCAGAACATGGCGATATTGTCATTGCCGGCCTCAACTCCGAACCGGTCTGCAAGCGCCTACATTTGCGCGACAGCGGCATTATTCTCATGTCAGCCAATACCAAATACCCGCCACGCTATGTGATGGAGGGCGACGAGTTGGTTATCTGGGGAGTGGTGACGTACAGCGTGCGCGATCATGCCAAATCGTGAGCCTGTTTTTGCCCTCATTGACTGCAACAGTTTCTACGCAAGCTGCGAGCGCGTCTTTCGACCAGACCTGGCAAAGACGCCGATCGTCGTTTTGAGCAACAACGATGGCTGCGTCATCGCACGCAGTTACGATGCGAAACCCTTTGTGAAAATGGGCGCACCTTACTTTCAAATCAAAGATGTGTTGCGCCAGAACGGCGTCCAGGTATTCAGCAGCAACTACGCGCTATATGGCGACATGAGCGAACGGGTCATGAGCATCATCGAATCCATGGTGCCCACCGTCGAGGTGTACAGCATTGATGAGGCCTTCGCCGATCTCACCGGCATTCCGGGAGACCTGACCACCTTCGGCCGAGCAATTCGCGCTGCCGTCTATAAAGGAACGGGCATTCCGGTTGGCGTTGGCATTGCACCGACCAAAACCCTGGCAAAGCTGGCTAACCATACGGCCAAACGTTTGCAAGCGCACACCGGTGGCGTTGTCGATATTTGCGATCCGATCAAGCGCGACTGGGTTTTGCGGAATACTGATGTCGCGGAAGTCTGGGGCGTGGGCCGGCGAATGAAAGCTCACCTCGACGCTATGCAAATCAAGACAGCGATGGACTTGGCGAAAACTGATCCACGGACGCTCCGGCAGAAGTTTAGCGTTGTGATCGAAAAGACCGCGCGTGAATTAGCGGGTACTTCCTGCCTGGAACTCACCGATGCCGAGCCGGCCAAGCAAGAGATCTGCAGCAGCCGTATGTTCGGCAAGCGCCTGACAACCATCGAGCCCATCAAGGAAGCGGTGGCCACCTACGTGGATCGAGCATCGGAAAAGCTGCGGGCGCAAAACTCACTGTGCAAAAAAATCCGCGTCAGCATTCGCACCGGCATGTTCAGCCCAGAGGAAGCCAAGTATGCCAACGGTGCACTTGTTGAATTACCTTACCCGACCAACGATGTGAGACTGCTGACGAAGGCCGCGACCGAGGCTATCAATCGTCTATTCCGCCCGGGCTTTAAATACAGCAAGGCAGAAGTGTTGCTGATGGATCTGCGAAAGCCGGGAGAGTTTACCGATGACCTTTTCGCTCAGTCGCAACCCGCAGCGGCAGAAAAGGTTATGGGAATCTTGGACGAGATCAATCAGAGGTGGGGGAGAGGGACGCTGCGAGCGGGTAGCGTGCCGGCAGACCCTGATTGGGGGATGCGGCGAGAGATGATGAGCCAAAGTTTTACCACGAAGCTTGATCAGCTTTGGATTGTGAAATGCTGTTAGGTGCTGCGCAGGTCTGACCGCATATAAACTGAAGCAGGGGCCTAAGCCCCTGCTTTACCACATCAAATATCCCTAGCCAGGATAACCAAGCGAACTGACCAGTAAACGGCCTGCAGCGCTCGGATCATCTCTTCAGGAAGGTACCGATTTAGTAGTAGCTTCATGTGAGTAACCTCAGAAGGTTAGTAAAAACCGTTACCTAGTAAAAAAGTAGCGGAGTTTCCCACTCAGTCTGGTAGCTCGCTTCGCTAGATTCGTACACCGTTACTTAGCAATATTCGTAATTAACGTTGTTTAGCTAAACCAGGATCGTAATTAATGGTGTTTAGCTAAACTAATATCGTAACTAACGGTATTTTGACGAGTTATCTTGCTTGACGAGCCAGTCACAGAGCCATAACCTTCAAATTGTCTAGGTTCAAAGATGTATAGCTGTAAGTGGTTGATCAAGATGCTACCACAAGATTTCCGCAAGGAGATCAACCTGAAAGCGTCTACACGAAGCCCGCCCCGTGCGGGCTTCGTCATTTCGGAAGCTAGAACCTATACATACCTGGTGGGTGTCAATTTGTCTAACGCACAGCCTGCGGGGGCTTGGCGGGGATTCGAGTTTTGCAAACCTATAGGTGTACAAAACTTTATTATTTTTCCTATATTCAAGAAAAGCCGACGAACGGTTATGGCCAACTAGGCACATGTGCCTAAAACATCAAATAGTTGTTTTTTTGCATATGGAAGGATAATAGCGAGATCAACGAAAAATCGAAGGTTTGTACATAGAAACGCTATTGTATTTGGCTGACGTGTCGCTGGTTTGGCTCTACCAATGGTGCAGCAACCCCTCAGTGCACTGGTCAATTTTCGACGTTTTCAAATCGTGCTGCGTATTGCAGTAGCTCTAAATTGATCCGGTCTGCTTCTGGCGAAAAGTGTGCGTCACGATGACAGTTCGGGCAGAGCGCCACGCAGTTCCAGACCTGATCCCCCATTTTTATCCCTAGGATGTGATGGACATCCAGAAAGGAGTCGTAGGCGCGCTCGTTTGAGCAGCCCTGCCTTTCGCACGTATCGGTGCGATCAAGTACAGCTTCTCTAACCTTGCGATCACGCGGGAACTCGGCACGAAGAACGTATCGTTGCACTGGTGCCCCATTTCCGAGATTGGAGTAGTCGGACGGAGGCGTGCAGTCATCAATGGCGTCCTGATCGGTCCTTGGCATCATAATGGGCAGCTTCGTCAAATCGGCAACCCCTTCCCAATTCCAAAGTACGTCAGCGACGCGGTGTGCTTCGGGTGTTCTTGTGTCCATTAACCAGATAGTAGGACTGCTACCGTTTTTGGAGTGGTTCTTCCTCATGTTTTTCATCTGGCCGCTGTCGATCAATTCTTGGCTAACTCGGGCTTGGGCGTCGAAGATGCCTTTCATTTGACCGCTGGGAATCAACGCTGCGAAAACGATAAATGCACCATCTCGCTGTAGAAGCAGGTTATGGGTTATCTCCAGATCGAGATCGCGCTGCATTGTTTTTTCCAAGGTCGCGTTCCAATCACCATGGACCAACCGGGCACTGAGCTGTGCGGCGGAATAGCTCAAATCCTTGGCGCTACGTCGACGCCAGCAAAGGCGCACGCGAATTTTCATTCGTTCACCCTGCGGTGATTTAGCGGAAATGAGTTGATTGATCGCTGAGCCAGAAACCTTCAGGGTTTCACGAAGATGCTGAAAACCATGAGTAGCCAGGAATGGCACAACTGATTCTCTAGTGATTTTCTCTGCATGGATGCTTTCTTCGGTACGGAATGGGCGTTTCAACTCGAAGTCTCCTTTTCGTTAGCTGGGCACACCACCGCTCACAGATTAGGAGCGATTCCAACGAAAACGGGGACCTTTCGGTCCCCGTTTTGCGTTACACCTGTGGAATTATTCGAACTAAGCGAATCAGCCAGTAAGCAGCTTGAAACGCACGGATCAACTCTTCCGGGATGTACTTTTGAATGAAGGATCGCATTTAGGCGAATTCTCCAGAGGGTTGCGGAATTTGCTTCGTTGAAAACAACGGAGCAGTTATGTTCCACAATGCACAGCGAAGAAGTTATCAACTTTATCGACCAATTAATCGGCGTTATTAACGCGTTAGTTATCGGTTTCGGGTATAGCACCCTGTTGACGGCTCGTTCGCCTGTCCATACCCTTCGAGGTGCGAGCTACAAAGTGGTACGGCTACACGTGGAGACTGGAGATTACCACAGGGATTCCTTAGGGGATCAACCTGAAAATATCTGCCTCAAGACCCGCCATTGCGCGGGTCTTGCCGTTTCTGGAGGGTATGGGCCAGCATCGGTGATGGCACAACCTCGACATTCAGCGGCTTTCAACCGTTCATCACAAAAAAAAGGTCAACAGAAGTAAACACATTACGGCACCTTCCAATATCACTTGGCTATCAAGTCTTTCCGACGGACGGTAGCTCATGTAGTGAAGTATATTTCACCTGCTGCAAAAAAATTGCGCCATATGCAAAAAGTGCAATTTTGCTATTGACGCAATATTTGCGCTAAGCACACTTCTTACTCTGTTTATAGAGTGGCCTTTAGCTATTGGGGAAGTCCTCCGCTGAAGGTTTACCATATAAGGTAAACCGTTCTTTTAAATCGAGCTTGAGGTTAGGGCACAAACGATCTGGCCGCGCTCATCATTTCTTTTATGTATTCACTTCTTTGTTGCCCGACCGTTTCTTACAGAAAAATCCATGAGTTGGCAAAATTTCGTCCAATTGCCTGCTTCAGCAGAAGCCAAAAACGACGTTAATCCAGAACGGGCCTACAGATCGCCACCGAGTAACTTGCTAAAAAATGCCCTCCTACGGCGAGTCGCCATAGGCATAAGAAAAGGATTTTCTAATGCCCTACGTCCTATCCTTCGAAGTAAATACCCGTTACGAAATGCGTGTTGATTCAGTGAGCGAGGCCATCGCCTGCTATGACAAAACCTATCGTATGATCGGCGGTTGGTTAGAAAAATATGGTGCAAGCGCCGAGCTTCGTTGCATGGATACGGGAAGAGTCCTTCAGTTGTATCGCGGAATTAGGGTTATGGAAGCTGCTCGGGAGATTGGGGAGTGGGTTGAATGGGTGGCGAGAGACGAATCCTGGATTCGATGGTGGATGAAATCTAATCGCGATAATTGACCATTATTTCAGGTGCGAATTGCGCGTTGTAGCTCCGGTGGTACAACGCGCTTTCCATTCACGTCAGCTGACGCTGATCAACCGCCTAGCTATCCACTCCGCCACCTGCGTAACAACGGCATTTCCGGCACCAAAAGCCTCCGCAAGGTTTGCCGCATCCAGTCCGAGGCAAAGCCCATCATCTTCAGCCGCTCGCTGCCGCTCAGCCATCTGATCCCATCCGTTCGCGTGAGCGACGAGAGTGGTACAGCCCATAGCGATCTGTGAGGCGGCTCTGTCCGCGAGTAGAGTATTGGCAGCCCAGGCATCCGCTGGGCGTGGCCAGTGCTGCGATTGAGACGCTGGAGGTATTGCATCCACTGGCGCGGCGTCAGCCAGGAACTGGAAGGGGGGCATTTGTCGATAACCGGCGACCAGGAATATTCGACGACGTTGCTGGGGGACTCCGAAATATTGAGCATTAAGCACTCGCCAAAATCCCACATACCCGCAGTCCGCAAGGGCCCGGATGACTGTTTCAAAGTCGTGGCTATCGTTGACAGCGAGCAGGTTAACGACGTTCTCAAGCACCACCCAGCGAGGTTGAATTTCCTTGAGGATTCGTATGACTTCCCAAAACAATCCGCTGCGCTCGCCGCGTAGTCCTCGGGTATCTCGGTTGCTTTCTCGGGCGCCGGCGATGCTGATGTCCTGACAGGGGAAGCCTGCCGTGAGGACGTCGACAGAACAGAGGTTGTGTGCGCCGCAGTGGCGCACGTCTTCAAATTGCTGTGCATGGGGAAATCGGTCGGTAAGCACAGCCCGGTTGATGGGGTTGAGTTCGACTTGCCAGGCGCTGCGGTATCCCGCGTTTTCAAATCCGACATCAAAGCCTCCTATGCCTGCGAACAGGCTGCCAAGGGTGGGGTGGGGCATTCAGGAACTCGTTGTTCTGGATGCTCGCGGCACTCTGGGGGGAGGCTCGGGGCCTTCAGGTGGTTGAGTGTCCGGCAGCGCGGACACTTGATTTGTAATTCAGTGAAGCCGCTGGCGGCGGCGAGTTTTCGGCAGCATTGGCCGCAGCGTATGTCCTGCATGAAATCGTCCTTGATGGGTCATGTTGTGTCTCGTCGGATCTTTTTCCATTCGCGATCCGCTGCACGCTTTGCTGTGTTTTCAGTGGCGTACAGCCAACATAAGCGTTTTGGTTTGCGCTGGTCGCCGGCCGTTACCGGTTTCTGCACACCGGTTTTCTTGTCTCGGTAGTACGCGATGACGCCTGTGAATTGTTCGTTGTTCTCCTGCGCCAATTCCTCGACCGTGTCATCCGGTAATTTGCTTTCAAGTTCCAGGCTGACGATGTAGCCGCTTTCCGCGCTGAGGGAGTGCTGCACGTTGCCGCCGTACCAGATGATTTCGTCGATTTCTGGTTTCACGCCTTCGAGCGTGTAAGTCAGCTCCGGGATCAGATCTGGTCGACCTACCGCCAGCGTGTAGCAGAGCGTCGCGCTGCCGCGTTGCAGTCGGTTGAATTCGGCGCGCGCGGCGCGCAGGGCCGACTGCCGGTCGCTGTACGTATGGCGCAGATCCTTGAGGTGTTCGCCGCCACCTGCGATGGCTTGTTGTTTCTCGGCGCTGTTCACGTCGTAGAAGTAGGCGCGCACGCCGTCGTAGCTGTCTCGGTCGGTTTGCAGGTAGCGGTGTTGGTCGCCGTCGGCGCGGGTCAGGGTGATGTGAGGCAGGTCGGCACCGCTGGCGGTCTTGCCGCCGCCGGCCGGTAGGCACAGAAGGCAGCCAGCCTTGACGGTGACGACGGCGTCGAATTCCTCGCCTATACGACTGATCAGATTGGCATCGGATTCGTTGGCCTGGTCGAGCTGCAGGATGGTTAAACCGTCTAGTGTGCCGGCAATGGTGGCGGTCAGGCCGTTGCCCAGGGCGATGTCTCCGAGCACGTCGCCGAGGGTGGTGTTGCTCCAACTGCGTTCGCGTTTTGTTTTCAGGCGCTTGCGCAGGTCGGCGGATCGAGCGCGGATGGTCAGCACATCGGGGCTGCCAGTGTGTCCGGTTTCGTCGACGGTGTAGGTGCCTTTGTCGACTAAGCCGGTATCGCTCCAGCCCAACCACAGGCGAATGAGTGCGCCTGTGGGCGGGATGGCGAGCAGGCCGTCGTGGTCGCTGAGAGTGATGCTGAGCTGGTCGGCTTCAATGCCGCGATTGTCGATGAGGTCCAGGCTCATCAGGCGCAGACTGATCATCCGGGCAATGTCGTTGCCGTCCACGGTGATGCGGAACGTCGGCACTGGGTAAGCTGCTTCCCGCTGGATACGTAAAAGGGCCTTGTCCAGATAACCGGTGACGCGGGAGAGGGCGGCATCGATCACAAGAGCGCCCTCATGATGCTGATGCCCACGCTGGTCCCAGCGCCGATCAGGTCGATGCGGTCGTCATCGATGCGCTTGAGGCTCACCGTGAATTCAATACGCCGGGGTGTGCCGTCACGGAAAAACAGGGTCTTGGTTACGCTCAGGCTTTCGATGATCCACAAACCGTAGATCCGCCCGCTGCCTTCGACCATCGGCCATGCCTTGCCGGTGTTGGCCATCAGCCGCAATGCATCTAGGCTGAGCGCGCTGCCGGCCAGTTCCGGCAGGATGACGCCGGGCAGATTGATCGAGTCGTCACCCCTTCCCAAAAACTGCCGAGCCGGTGCCGAGCCGACACGGTTGCTGCTCGCGTGGCGCCACTCGGTCTGGCGTTGCAGGGCTTGGTAAGCAGCGGTCGAGAGGCTGAAGACGAACATGCCCAAGGCAAGCATCATGGGCGTTACTCCAGGTCGGCCAAACGGCTGCGTTGACGGGCTTCTTTCTCGTACTGGACGCGGGTCATCTCGGCGCGTACCGCACGACCAATCGCCAACGGATCCATGCCCGGGGCAGTGTGGATGTTGATCTCGTAAGTGTCGTGGCTGTCGTGATTCGAAGGCGTAGAAGGTTTGAGCGGAGATCGCTTGTCGACGGTCAGCGATTGGCTTTTCCCGCCTGGCATAACACTGATCGCTTTGGCTGTGTCGTTGAGTTGCCAAGCCAACTCACTCAGCACGCCGATCGGTTGACGCCGATGACGCTCCAGTCCTTGAGCGAGGCCGGCCATGGTGAAACCGCCCAACTCGGCAAAGACGCGGGAAGGGCTGTTGATACCGAGCTTCTCCTTGAACCAGCCAATGGTGGAGTCGCCGATATCGCCCATGACATTTCTCAGCTCACCGATGCCGGCCTTCAGCCCTTTCACCAGCCCGTCGATGATCATCCCACCGAACTCGGTAAACCGGCCGGGCAGTTCAATGCCGAGGTATTTCATGACGGCAGCGAAGGCTTGGTAAAGCAAACCCACGGGGCTGAAGTTGATCAAGGTCTTGAGGATGCCGGTCGTACCACCGTTGAAACCTGCTTTGATCTCTTTCCAAGCATCGGTGAAGTAGAGCTTCACGGCGTCCCAATTTTCGTAGAGCAGATAGGCGGCGCCGGCAATGGCGGTGATGGCCAAGCCTATGGGATTCAACATCAGCGCGCGCCCGATCAGCAGCAGCGCTTTACCCACAAACGGCAGTACCTTGCGACCAAGACTCCACAACAGGCTGATCAGGCTGGGCAGGCGAATCCCCAAGCTCAGGAATATGAGTCGTAGCGCCACAAAGGGCAGCATGACACCGGCAACCGTCACCATCAGGCCGCCGAGTACCACCGCTAGCCCCGCGATGATTGCTAAGGTTTTTACAATGGCGGCCGCCAGTTCTGGATGCTCGGCAGCCCAGCTTTTTACACCGCGAATAACCTTCGCTAGGGATTGGATCAGCGACCGTAAAGGCCCGTCCTGCTGATCCTGCAATTCAATGCCCAGATCCTGCCAGGCACTGCCTAACGTCATCAGGTCGCCTTTTAAATTGTCAGCCATGACTTTGGCGGTGCGAGCGGCTTCGCCTTGGCTTTCACGCAGGCTGGCAATCAGTTTTTGCAGCTCGCCATTGCCGGCCTGATCCACCAATTGGGCCATGCCTTTGACGGCTTCTTCACCGGCAATGGCCTTGAACAGCCCACCTTTTTTCGCAGTTCCCAAGTCTTTGGTTTTGTCGTGAATCTCTTTGAGGATGTCCGGCATTTTCCGCAAGTTGCCGTGAGCGTCAGCAGTGCGGATCTGCAATTGTGCGAGTGCTTTTTCAGCAGCTTTGGGCGGCGCTGCCAAGCGGTTCATGATCGAACTCAGGGCCGTGCCGCCCATGCTGCCTTGAAGTCCAGCATCGCCCAGTTTGCCCGCCATCGCGGCGGCGGTTTCCAGCTCGACGCCGTAGGTCCTGGCCATTGGCGCGGCGTATTTCATGGTTTCGCCGAGCATCTGCAAATTGGTGTTGGAGCGAGTAAACGTGCCGACGAGTACGTCGCCGAGTTTGCTCATATGCTCAGCATCCATGCCGAGTCCGGAGAGAATGTTTGAAGCGATATCGGCGGTCTGGGCCAATTCAGTCCCGCCGGCAGAGGCGAGGTCGAGCATGCCGGGCATGGCGGCTTTGATCGCTTTCGGCTGGAAGCCGGCCATGCCCAGAAACCCCTGAGCATCGGCGGCTTGGCCGGCAGTGAATTGTGTGGAGCTGCCCAACCCTCGTGCCTGTTTGCGCAGATCCGATAGCTCGGGAGCGTTTTGTTCGAAGCGGGTGATCGCTTGCACTTTGCTCATGCTGGCGTCGAAGTCGATGCCGGGCATGACCATCTTTGCGCCGGCATACAGCGCCGTGCCTCCGCTCGCGGCCGCTGCCGTGCCTTTTCCAGCCATTGAACTGGCGACATCTCGCTGATTTTGTAGTGAGGCACGGGCCGCTGCCAGCCTGCGCTGTTGAGCTGCCAATGCCGCCAAACGTCGGGTCTGCTCAGTGATGCTTTGATTAGTAGCATCGGTTTGCTCACGCAGGCGACGTTCGTGCTGGCTGAGATTTTTGGTACTGAGACCGGCGTCGTGCAGCCGAGTACGAAGTCGCTGTAGCTGCTCGTTGTTGTGCTGGTGTTGTTGCTTGAGCTTCTGCGCTTCACGGACGGCATTGCGCAAATCTTGCGTCATTGCCTTGGTCGGCGCGCCAGTGGCGGCCATTTGCTGACTAAACGTTCTGACTTTGTTGCGTGCTGCTTGCAGCGCCTGAGCCGTCAACTCGGCCGCCGCACGTTGCGAGCGCCAGGTGCTCAAATCCTTCTGCTGCGAGTTGAGTGCCTTGAGCTTTTCGCGGGCGTCCTTCAAGGCACGGGCTGCGCCGATGCTGCTGTTGTTGATCGCCCTCAGTGGCCGAGTGGCCTGATCGATGGCACTCAGCAGTACGCGCAACTTCAGATCATTCGCCATCGACGACACTCCGCAACCTGGCGCGCTCGCGCCAGTCCATCAGCTCTTGCAGGCCCAGCGAATCCATGTCCGCTGGCGCCCAATGAAAGACCACCGCCAAGTCAGCCATGGCGTCCTCTACGCAACGAGGCAGACATCCGTCTTCGCCGACTTCTGCAACAAAAAAGCGGAAATCTTGCTGCCACAGGCCAGCAGATCCGCCGGGTCCATGCCGGCGGCTTCCGGCGCGGTAATGCTGGGTGAAGTGATGCGCGGCAGGATCTTGATCAGGGTTGCCACGTCCAAATTCAGCAACTCGATCAACTGGACGCCACGCAGTTCGCCCGATTGGGGTTTGCGCAGAGTGAGCATATCGATCGTGGTTTTGCCGCGAGTGATGGGCGTGTCGAGGATGACGCCGTTGTCATCGGCAGAAGGGGTGGTTTCGTTCGTTTCGGTAGTCTGCATGGGAGTGTCCAAAAGTTGGGGAAGGTCAGAGGCCGATCGCGGCGCGCTGCTTTTCGAGCATGTCCACGCCGTTCACTTTCTCGATGAAATTGAGCAGATCGATCTCGATGATTTCTTCGTTATCGACGATGAGCTTGTAGTAGGAACAAGTGGTGGTGATGCTGTGTTCGGTGTCTTCGCCGGGTTGGTTGTCGCCCATTTCGATGGTCTCGTGGCGGCCGCGCATGACCACTTCCACAGCGCTGACGTCGCCGGTGTCATCCTGCTGGAAGGCACCGGCAAAACGCAGGGCGATACCTGAAGCGTTCACGACGCCGAACTGGCGCAGAGCGGTCAGATCCAGCCCGCCGGTCTTCCATTCGAATTGGATGCCGTCATCGGAGAAGCCCAGATCAGCCTTGACCGGGCCGTTCATGCCGCCGCCGCGATAGCTCTCCATTTTGCGGCCTAGCGGCGGCAGGGTGACGGACTTGACCACGCCAACGTAGCTGTTGGCATCGTTGAACAGGTTGAGGTTTTTCAGTTTGCGCGGCAGGGCCATGGCGCCGTTCTCCGGTTAGCGGTTGATCTGGCTGGCGAAGTTGATGAGGTAACGGTCGGTGATGCGTTGGCGCAGTGTCAGGTCTTCCAGCGGCGGGATCGGGGTGTAGTCGTAATCCAGCCAGAGCTTGCCGGCCTTGAGCGTGTCTTTGGTGTTGATGTCTTCGGGATACCAGCAGGCCCCGCCGACCAGATAACCCGCCGCGACCTTGGTGCGAAATTCGGCATTGACCGCCTCGATCATGTCGCGCACCAATGAGGCGTGCATGGGCTTGTCCATGGCCCACATCTGCGCGCCGGCCATGGTGTCGGCCAGAACTTGCGCGGTGCGGGTGTAGTTTTCGAAGGCGAATTGCGGGTCATCACTGCAAGTGCGGCTGCCCCAGAAACGAAAGCCGCCCTCATTGATCAGCGTGGTGACTTCGTGGCCGTTGAGGTAGTTGGCATCGGTCGCCGGGTTTTGCAGATCCCAGAACACGTCCGCGTTGATGCCGGTAACTCCATTGACGGCGACGTTGGATAAGGTTTTGTGCCAGCCGGTTTGCTGATCGATCTTGGCGCGCAGACCGAGCGCATTGGCCACCGCGCTCGCGTGGGCAGTCTTGCTGGTGGCGATGTTCCCGTTGAGGAAATCAGGCCAGATGACCATGGCTTCCCGCGCCCCGAAGTTGCGACGGTAAGCAACCGCCTCTTCTTTGGTCTGGCAACCCCAGGCGCTGATGTAGGCGAATGCGCGCAGTTGTTGAGCGAGCGATGTGAGGGCGGTGGCCACGGGCAGCGAGTCGAGTCCGGGCACGCCCAAAATACGTGGCACCAATCCCAATCGTGACTTGGCAGCAAGCAGCGCTTTCATGCCGGTGTATTTGCCGGTTTCGGTGGTGGTGCCAATCAATGCGCTGGCTGTTTCCGCTTCGTCCTGGCCTTCCTTTACGCGCACGACGATCACATAGGGTTTGGTCTGGTTGGCGATGGCTTGCAGGCTGACGGCCAATGTACCTTTTTCACCGGCCTTGCCAATGGCGCTCTGAACGCTGCTGATCAGCACAGGCGTGTCCAGTGGGAAGGTCGTTGTATCGGCATCATCGGCGGTGCAAACCATGCCGATGACGGCGGTCGGGATCGTGCGGATCGGGCGTGAGCCATCGTTAAGTTCGATGACCCGGACACCGTGAAGATAATCGGACATGGAAGCGGCCTGTGCGGTGAGCGTGAAGTCGATGCACAGGTTGCCGCTGGAGGATGATTACGTCGCGCAGTGGTCGTTGTAGTCAGGTTGGATACAGCACGCAGCTCTACCGGCGTCGATGCTGGTCAGGAGGTGTTGGCCAATCGATGACGTAGGGGAACTGTTCCTTCTGTTCGATTCGGTTGAGCTCAACGCTGTAGCGCATCCACGTTCCCAGCCATTCCTTTTCGGAGTCCGTCGCGCTACCGAGCTGCTGAGCGTATTGCAGCGGGGCAATACGCAGCTGTGCTTCGCGTAATAACTCGTCTCGATGATCGAGAGCCTGCATGGATTGAGTAGCGCGTTGAGACGTTACGTCGAGATTCCACTTGCCGCTGTTCCAGATGAAATGTTCGCCGGGCCGAGGTTGGCGAGTGAAGCCTTCGGGTAGATCCCCAAGCGTGTGCCAGGTGTGTTCACTGCCGTCGTCAGTCCGAAAGACTGATCCGCGCAAGTCTCGAATCTGCTGAGGTTTGCCATCAATCATGGCCCAGACGTGTTGGAGCTTCGCAGGTGCAAGCGCCGTCGACAGTGGCACTGCGTTACCGGGCACTTGCGGGCCAAAACCGGGAATGGGAGGAAATGTTACGGGGCCGGATAATGCGCCGGCGTCGTCTATCAAATAGGTAATCACTGGAACCTCAAATCATCTTGATACAGCCGGGGTAGGCAATGTTTCGTGGACGGGTTTCGGAGTCGCCTATACGGCCGATGTAGGGGGGCGAAAAGTTGTGAGAAACGATGTGCTGCAAACTTGCGCTCCCGCGCGCCACCGATGCAGGGACCAAGGAAAGATGGTCGCCGGTACCTTCGCCGAGCGAAGCAGAATGGGTGTGTTGTTCGAACGCGTCAGAAGTCCATGAGCCGGGCACTCGTCCCGCGACTTTCCAAGTACCGGGGCCTTCTGATTCAGATTTTGATGAAACGACGATTTCCCAGTCCTTCACCGCAATTATTTTGGTGCCACGCGCAAAGGTCCCGCCTTCAAATGGCATCCCGGGTATGAGCGTTGTTTGCGCTCTTACCTCAGTGATGACGGGGCTGCCTATTGTGGCGATGCCGGTAAGTGTGGTTTTTTCGACGTAGCGACCTTGATCGAGCACCCTTAGAAATTCCCCTCGCGCCTCCGGTGAGCGAAACGTTTTCTTTTCGTCTCCACTGCTCCATGCGCCTTCCATGCGTTGCTCTTTGTCCGGATAGAGCATTCCCGAGCGCTGAGCGTGATCCCATAGCCACGGCCATTCATCTCGTTTGAGCAACTGACCGTTTAAAGCGCCATAGCCACCTGGGTTGAACACCGTGGTGGTTTCAAAAACCGGGCGCCCCAAAGGCGTGCTGTCGAAGCGGCCGACGGGCCACCAACTGCCGGCGCCGTCGCTGCGCAAATGCCACCAATCGCCTGCTCCCATCAACACGAGAAACGGGTAGCCCGAGGGCTTGAGATGAGTGTGAAATTTCAGGGTATCTTTCTCGGAGGCTTTAACTGTTAACCGATGGATGCTGTTGTCTTTGCGGTGGACGATGACGTCGCGTGTGCCCAAGGCCGCGTTGGCGGAGGGGAGCTCAACGGACAGTGGGGCAGCGCTGGCATCAATCAAAACGATGCCCAGCTCTTTGGGCTTCAGGCTTCTTGAAGACGATACGGATGTAAATATCGGCCCGGCACGGACCGAGCGATCAACATAGTCACGGGTAGCCAGCACCACCGACGGATCAATTTTCAGCTGAATATTTGCCGTGCCGCTGGTGATGATGTGCATCCGCACCACCTGGTTACGACCGGACCCTTGGACGAGCAGTGGCTTGTAGCTTGGCGCGACGTTGGCAACTGCCGAGAACACGCCATCATCGTCTTCGAGTGCCAGTTCGCGAATCCACCAGCCACCCACATCCGGAGGAAGTACCAACTCGGCGATGAGGACGTTTTCGTCGGTCGCTGAAACGTACAACTGGTTGAGTTGGGCGCGGTATCGCTGATTGATCAGCTTGGTTTGCGTCTTACTGGGCGCAGGGTCGGTGCCGTTGGCGTCACCGATCAGCATATAGCTCGGCTGCCACGGAACGCCGAGGGCGTCGCAGTTGGTTTTCTTGGCTGCGCCCAACATCGTGAGCATGCCGCCGAAAATAGAGTTCTGATCAACCATGAGGGTAAACATCCAGTTCGTCGAGGGTGTAAAGGCTCACGCCGCTGTGGCACCGGACTGATACGTCTATATCCGGGTTGTTCCACGGGTACACGTCGATATCGTCGCCGTCGTAAACAGCGAAACCAACGAAGGCGTCGAGCCGGGTTTCAAGAATGATGTCGAGGCCGGTGAGGTGGCGGGTGAGGGGCTTGGCGTCGTCGATCAGCCAGACCAGTTCCTGATACATCGCTTCGGTGATGCCGGAGGCGAGGACGCCGATGCGCAAGACAAAGGTACCCGGTGTGCCGGTCGGAACGGTCTGCCACCATTCTGCGACTTCGATCAGATAGCCCAGCGGTTCCACCACTCGACGCAGTGCGCCGATGGTGCCCTTGTGGGAGTGCACGTAATACGCGGCGCGGCAGGCGGCACGCTTGGCGGCTTCTGACCATTTGCTGTCCCAGCGATCCACCGAAAACGCCCAGGCCAAATACGGCAGGAAGGGCAGGGGACACTGGTCTGGGTTGTAGAGCGTGCGCAACGGAATCGGCACGCGCTGGATTTCTGCCAAGGCCTGCGCGGCTTGGCGTTCCAGTGGCGTCGAGTTGCCGGGTAGCAGTGGCTGGTAGGTCATCACTCGACCCCCAATTTCAGTTCCACGCTCGTGCAATACGGCGCCTGGTACTTGGTGGCGACGATGTCCTCCCATTCTTCCAGCACTACTTTGCGCACGCCCTCGACGTGCAGCGCGGCGTGCACGATGGATTCGGAAACCTCCAGTGCCAGGCGTCGGCGCTGATGCACGAACTGGAGCAACTGGGCTTCGGCTGCTGCGAGGACCAATTCGGTTTCAGGGCCGTTGCTCAGTGGGTAGATCCTGGCTCTGATCTGGTAATTGATGATCTCCGCGCCCTGGACCGTAAGCCGATCGGCGACAGGGCGGCGGTCGTCATCGCTGAGGTACGTTTTAACTTTGTCGAGCAGTGCCGGCAAGGCAGTGCCGTCGCCGAGCACGGATTGCACGGTGACCACAGCTTCGGCCGGCGCCGGGCTTTCGGCAGTGGCATCGGCGACCTGGCCGTCAGCGGATCGGGCGTGAAAGATGTAGCTGTTGCGCGGACCGGCGGTGCTGAGGCCCTCCCATGCCATTTGCGCACGCTCGCGCAGGCTGTCGTCGCTTTCCATCAGCTTGGGGAGCGGAGGCACGGCGGACGGGTTCGCTGCCTGAATCACCAGGCGTTTGACGTTGAAATTCGCTGCCAGATTCTCAAGGTCGGTGCCCTTGGCCAAGGCCAGCATGTTGGCGACCGATGCCTCGTTGACCCGCTGACGCCAGACGGTTTCGCGATAGGCATTTTCCTCGAGCAATTTGGTCAGCGGCTCCGACTCCATGTTGAGGCGCGCGGCGATCTCTGCTTGCTCCTCGGCGGGCCAGAGGCTGACGGCGTAGGCCTTGCGCTCGGCGAGAATCTGTTCGTAGTCGATCTGTTCGACGATCTGCGGCGCCGGCAGTTGGCCGAGGTCGATGGCGACGAAAGTGTTCATACACTGCCCCCCAGTTGCAGAGGAACGCTAAGGCTCAGCGGCTGATTGTTGTCGACGATGGTGCCTTCGAATTCCAGCGACGCCTGGCCCTGAAGGTTCGCGCCGATGAACTGGATACGGCTGAGGCTGATACGGGTTTCCCAGCGCATCAGGGCCATGACGGTGGCGGCGTAGACCTGCAATCGGGTGAAGTCGTTAAACGGCTGATCCACCAGCTCGGGAAGCAGGCTGCCGTATTCGCGGCGCATGACTCGGGTGCCGATACGAGTAGTCAGGATGTCGGTGATCGACTGGGCGATGTGCTCGACCAGGCCGAGTGCTGCGCCGGTTTCTCGGTTCATTCCGGTTTCCCCGTCTTCGCACCGCCAGGCATGACACCGCCGTGCATGTGCTTCACCAGACTTATGCCGGCCGCGATGACATCTTCGGACACGGTGACCAGACCAGTGATGTTCTGGTTGCCGGTCTGGGTGTAGTCGCCGTCATGGGTGATCGGGCCGACGATGTGGATGCCGCCGGTGCTGATCAGGTTGGTGGTCGCGCCTTCGGCCAGTGTGGCGTTAAGTTGATGCGCGATGCTGTCGTACTCGATGACGGTGCCGTCGCGGTAGGTGCAGCGGTGCAGGCCTTCGCGGTTACCGTTGGCCGGGATGTTGTCGCTGAACAGGCCGGTAAGGACGATGCCGTTACCGAGTTGGCCGGATGGGCTGAACAGCATGATCTGCTCGCCTTCGGTGGGCGGGTTCCATTCGCGGTCGGCGCCGGCACGCGCGGCAACCCATGGGAGCCAGCCGGTGGTCAGGGTTCCGGTTTTGACCTGCACGCGCGGGGGCTTCATCTGGACGGCAGCGATGGTGCCGAGGCGGATGAGGTTTTCGATCAGGCGGGCGAGGGTGGCTAAGTCGTTCATGGTGCTGAGGATGAGTTCACGTGCACGTGAACGCACTTCCATAGCGTTGTATGCTTCCTCGGTACAAATTCTTTGTCGCGAAGTAGGCTATTAGGAGTGTTTATGTCGAGAGCGGATAGCTCACCACGTCTTTATCGGATCATGGACTTCACGAAAGCAGTAAAGATTTTCGAGGGTGAAGAGTTGTATTTTGCGAATCCTCGCACTTGGGAAGATCCATACGAAAATCACATCAAACATTCAAGGAATCACGCGGTATTTGCTCAGTGTTGGAGCCGTACACCGATTTCGGATGCAATGTGGCGGATCTACTCTCATAACGGGATGGGAGTAAGAATATCTACTACTGAAAATAAGCTACGGGCGGCATTGGAAGAGGCGGCAAAAGTAAAAAACTATCGATATAGAGTTGAAGAGGTTGAATATAAAACGCAGATTAGCCTGCTTGCTGAATCAAGAAAAATTGCGGCGGACTTGAATGAATCTTTCTCAATGTCTCGTGCAGTGGATGCTCTATATATGAAGCGGGATGCATTCGAGCATGAGGATGAATGGCGAGCCACTTTGTATTCGAGGTCGGCAGTAGCAACCAAAAATCAAAATGGATTTACTGTGCCTATAGATCCTCATGAGTTCATTGACCGAATTCTTCTAGATCCAAGAGCGCCGGAAGAGCTTATAAATGCATTCAAATACTACTTTAAAGATTATTATGGCTACAAACGTTCGGTACAACGGTCGGCGCTTTACCGATCTCCTGAGCCAATTCAAATTGAAGAGTTTGATCCGGATCAATTGTAAGTGAGATGTGTCAGCAAAAGATTGTGAATCAAATCTAAATCTGTATCAGTGAAGCCTAGTACTTCTCGTTGTTCGTATTGCACGTCCGGTGCGCCACGTTCTGCATGATCCCTCAATCCGTACTGATGCACTCTGGCAATCCGGGCGACACGCCCGGTAAAGCTCACACTAATAGCGTCGCTGTCTCCATGTACCTTCAGAAAGCTGGCAGTGCGCAGCTTTTGAAACATCTTCACTTTTCGCTTTACTCGGCCCTGTTTTCCACGCAGGTTGCGCTGTTTGCGCGGTGCGTACTTGCTGCCGTCCGGGTTTTGTTGAGCAATGATTCGTTGTTGTTGACTGCGCCGCAACGCCTGGCCAGCGCTTCGGGCCAGCTTGTTGCGCGATGCTGGCTCAAGCTGCCCGAGCAATCCCGCAGCCCAGCCTTCTAGCGCTTCCAGTCGATTGGTCATTTCGGCAGAACCCACTCGCTGCCGGTGCCCTGAGCGCCGGGTATCCAGTTCGGATCAAGGAAGTCGGCAGCTCGCTGCGGTTCTCCCAGATGGCGGATGGTGGTATTGCCTTGGTCATCCTTACCTACCACCACGCGTTCGGTGAGTGGCAACTTCAGGCTCATATCGACCTTACTGTTGTCGAGAATGTCAGCCTCGAACTGAATGCCGTCTGTGGCCCTGCTCAGGTTCTCCAGCAACTCAGACTGGTGAACGCTCAGCCAACCCAGCAAAGGCAACATAACGCTGTCGGGGTGGCCGGCGAAGTCGGTGAGGATTACCTGCAGGTCAAAGCTGTACTCGAACGACAGCGTCCGCGCGGCGGTGCAGCGGATCTTGCCGTTATCGATGAAGATCAACAGTCGGTCGGGGTTGTGCTTGAGTTCGGCCACGGTGGCGAGCAGGTGGGCTTTCAGGCTGTCGGGCTTGTTCATGGCTGGGCCTGATGATGTTGGTAAATCATGTCCGCTTTACCTTGTGGGCGAAGAACTTCTTGGCTGCAGTACGGGTGCCTTCAACGCCCAACAGGCCGATCACACCTCCGAAGAAAGGTGCGGCAGAGACCGGAATCCCTAGCAATGGCAGTCCATGACTGGCGGAAAGGGCGAGCGCGCCGCAGAGGGGAGCTTCAATCAGCATGCGGCGCACGGTGCCGCCGCCGTAGATCACGCGCAGGCTTGCGATGACCACGGCCAGCAGGCCGGAGTAAATGGCGGGCCAGTTCTGTTCGAGCCAAGCGGCGAACCAGGCCCAAGTATCGGGACGGTCAGGCATCTGTTTCATTCCATGGTTCAGCGTGGTTGGACTCAATAGCGCGGTGCGGGCGGTTCAGTCCCATAGGTTCACCATCTGCCGTTGCGGGGCGGCTGATTGGACTTCGGGCATTTGCACCAGAAGGCCTTGAGGCAAAGTCGGGCCGTGGTCGCAGAGTCCGGGGTTGGCTTCGAGCACTGCTTCGGTCACGCCGGCGGTGCGACCGTAGTGACGCCAGCACAGTGCATCGACGGAGTCGTTTTGCTGGGCGCGGGTGCTGACGGTCATCAAATCAACTCCACGGTGGTGCGGCCGAGGCCGAGGAAATCGCGCACGGCCCAGCGCTGGTCGCGGCGCAATTCGTCGATGCTTGGGGTCAGGTCGTCGGCGTTCTGGTTACCGCTGTTGGTGCTGTCGTAGGAGCGGTAGCGTTCGCAGATTTCGGCGCCGGTCGCGGCATAGATCGCCCGCTGATAGAGATGAACCAGTTCAGACTTCTCCTCGATTTGCTCGGCCGGTACGTCCATGAGGGTGGCGTAGCCTTCGGCCTCTTTGGCTCGGCGCCACTCGGCGAACTCACGGTTCACGCTGATGGCTGCGGCGATGGTCGCCGTTTCAAGTCGGATTGGCGTGACGCTCGAGTCGATGCGCAATGTTCCGCGCACGTCGTCGAGATCGATCGAGGGCCAGAAGGGGTCGGTGTTGATATGGCCACTGGGCGACGTGGTGCCGCTCGCTACGAATCCGTTCATGAATCTGCGCTCTGCGATAGGTCGCCGGTGGTCGAGGCTTCACGTTCAGGACGAGTGTCCTGGCCGATCCGCCCCGAGCCGGCGGGGTGCGTGGGGACGCTCAGTTAGCTGCCAGCGGCAGCGAGTTTGTTGAGCAGGCGTTCAGCCCGCTCCAGATCTTTTTTGCCACCGCAGGCGTCGTGCAGGTCGATGGCTTTTTTTAGCAGGTCTATGCCGGCCTGTACTTGGCTTGGTTGCCCGGGGTGCTCATCGTTTATGCCTTCCAGCGTTACGCGCCCCATGGCGAGGAACAGCTTTGCGCGGGCCTGATCGGGCATGTCCTCGGCGTCGGTGAGGTCAGCAGTGCGGTGCAGAATCGCCAGGTCAAACGATTCGCCAACTTTGAGCGCCTTGAGCGCGACGGTGGCGACTTCTTCCGCGACCAGACAGCCGGTGGTACGTTCGAATCGGTCGGGCATGATCAATTTGTGTTTGAGCACGTAGTCGGCAATGCCGAGGGCACCGCTGAAGTCTTCGGCGTCGATGCGCCAGACCATGATGGTGGTCAGCACTTCATCCTGTGCGCCTTTGCCGCCCTCGAGCACGCCTTGCACGTAGGGGATGTAATTGGGCAGCAAGTGACGCTTGAGTTCGGCTTTGCCCTGATTGGATTGCACCTGTTTGAGGCGCAGACGGTCTTGCAGCAACTGATTGAGCTGATGTTCGTAGGCCGTGGCGCCGGCCATGGTTTGAGTGGGGTTCGCCGCTGCCGCTTCAATGGCGGCACTGACACGGACAAAATGGCGACGGCAGGGATTGGTCATGGTGTCCGCCTCAACTCACGGTGATGTTTTCGGCCATGGCCGCGCAGCCCAGGTCTTCGATCACATAGCTTTCATTCACCGATTCGAAGTTCTCGATGCGGTCGCGTTTGGCGTTGTCGACGACGGTGCGTCGGCGGGTGCCTTCCTGCCAGTAGATCGACAGGTTGTCGAGGCGAGTCACCAGCAGGCCGTTGGGAGGGAAGTGCGGCACGCGCACGGCCGGTAGATTGCCCAGGCGCTTTTGGCTGGTGACGATATCGGCGGCCAGCATTTCGGTAGGCGCTTGGGTTTTGTTGATGATCGGGAAATATTTGTCGGCCAACAGTTGGCGGCCGCAGATGACGACCAGATCGGTGTCTTCCTGATACCACGGGTCGATGAATTCGTTGACCATGCTGACAACCAGGGCGTCGATGTTTTCGAAATCCTTGCCAGCACCGATTTCAATCTTGCCGCTGCCGGTCGCGACCTCGGCCATGACTCGAGCTTCGTTCTCGATGCGCATTTTTTGCAGCCAGCCGATGTTGACGTCCTGCAACAGCGGATTGGTTGCAGGGTTTGAGGTGGCGGCGCGACTGGTGCCGTTCCAGCCGATCATGATCCGGTTGAGTGCCTGGGCTTTGATGATCGCGTCGCGGATACGCGCCTGGAAGTCTTTGAACTTCGCCCACTGATCCAGCTTCTGGTAACGCAGGCCGGTATCGAAGTTGGTTTGCGTGCAGGTGTACCCGCGGTTGTCCAGGCTGCTCGGGTCACGGGGTTCTCGATCCTTCACAGTGGTGTCGGTGGTGCTGGCAATGGTGCCGTCGATACCGATGCCGATCTTCTCGCCAGACTGCTCGGAAACGCCGTAAATATTGATCGCGCTGAGGAACGCGCTGGATTCCTGAATGCGGGTTTCCAGCGTCTGGGCAACGCTCGGCGCGGCGGTGAACTTGGTGGTGACGTCGCTCACGCCATGCAGTTGGGCGAGCTGTTGCAGGTACGCGTTGAAGAGAACGCGTGTGTCGTTGCGCATGGTGGTCGTCCTTGGTTATTCGGGGCTGTGGCGGGGCTGTCTATCAGCAGTCGGTCACTACCGAGTGGTCACCGCCGGTTACCGGAGGGCGCGTCTTCTGATTGGGATTTTGAGTGGTGGAGAGCAGGGTCTTCAGTTCGGTGAAGTCTTTGCTGAGTTGATCCAGTCGGGTTTGCAGGCCTTTTGCAAATTTCTGCTCCGCAGCCATTTGGGCGGGCAGATCCTTGACATGTTCGGCGATGGTTTCGACTGCTTGGCTGATATGAGCGAACTCGTTGTCATCCTTGCTTTGCTTGCCGCCGAGCAGGTTTCTCACTGTGCTGAGCAGATGAGCACCGATGCTCGGTTTTTCTTCGACTTCCTCGAATGTCAGCTCGGTTTCCAGCGCCTCGGTGAACATCGAGGTCGCGGAATAGTGACGATCCTTGAACGGGCTGACGTCCGGTTTCTGGGCCGAGAACGACAGCACGTCGGTGCCAAGGCTGGCCGGTGAATCTGTCACACCGAGACCTACGATGTAAGCCTCACCGGTATCGGCGAAGCTGTCGTCGATTTCGATTGAGGTGTAGATCTTCTGTTTTGCTTTGTTCATGGCGATCAGGTCGGGCGTCGGCTCGACCTGAGCAAACAGAGCCAGTTTCTTTTGGCCGTTTATGTCCACTTCTTCGGTTTTCACCGCCAATACATCGCCGTAGGCCTTGAATGGGCTGTCGGGTAGCAAGCTGCGGAAATGCTCAAGCCAGATCCGCGCGCCGTAGGTGGATGGGTTGAAGTTCTTCGCAGCCTGTTCCAGCCAGTTGCGTTTGATGGTGCGCTTGTCTGAGGTAGCGCCCTCGACGGCGACGCGGAACCAGTTGCTGCGGAATTTCTTCATGGCGGGAAACCTCATTTGCTTGGGCGCTGAATGCCTGCGATGAGGGGCATGGTCGTGACGCGCGCGAGTTGCGGCAATGAGGCGGGATTGTAGGGAAGGGCGGTACAAGAGGCGGCGCTATTGAGTCGTCGGTATGGGCGGCAGCATCGCGGCCATGACTACGACCGCACTGTTGTCCATCGATCCCCGGCGCCAATCCAAGTTTCTGTATTGGATGGGGTGGCGCGTCTGCGAGATTGCGGAGGCTACGGGCGAAAAGGAAAAGACGCTACATAGCTGGAAGGCGCGCGATGAATGGGACCGGGCCGACAACGTCGAGCGCATCGGCGGGGCGCTGGAAGCCCGGTTAGTGCAACTGATCCTCAAGGAGGGGAAAAGCGGCGGCGATTTTAAAGAGATTGATTTGCTGCACCGGCAGTTGGAGCGGCAGGCGCGTATCCAGCGTTTTCAGGGCGGTGGTACTGAAACTGACCTCAACCCTAATCTAGCCAAGCGCAACGCCGAGCCGAAGAAGAAGGCCGTCAAGAATGAGATTGATGAAGACCAGATCGAGCTGCTGCGCGAGGCCTTCATTGATGGGTGTTTCGACTATCAGAAGGACTGGTACCGCGCCGGGAATCAACGCACCCGCGTCATTCTCAAGAGTCGGCAGATCGGCGCGACTTACTACTTCGCCCGCGAGGCGTTCATCGATGCGCTGGAGACCGGGCGTAACCAGATTTTCCTGTCGGCCTCGAAGAACCAGGCTTACTTGTTCCGAGGGTACATTCAGGCGTTCTGCCGCGAGATTATCGGCGTCGAGCTGACTGGCGATCCCATCGTTCTGCCAAACGGCGCCGAGCTGTTTTTCCTCGGTACCAACGCCCGCACTGCCCAGGGCTATCACGGCAATTTCTACTTCGACGAGTTTTTCTGGACGTTCAAGTTCGAGGAGCTGAACAAGGTCGCCTCGGGCATGGCGATGCACAAGAAGTGGCGTAAGACCTATTTTTCCACGCCGTCGAGCATGGCCCATGAGGCCTACACATTCTGGACGGGCGAGCGCTTCAATAAGGGCAAGCCCGCCGCGCAGCATACGAAGGTTGATGTGTCCCACGGCGTGCTCCAGCAGGGCCGGTTCTGTGAGGATCGGTTGTGGCGGCAGATCGTCACGATTCTGGACGCGGAGCGGGGCGGTTGTGACCTGTTCGACATCGAAGAGCTGCGCCGCGAATACAGTCCCGAGGCGTTCGCCAACCTGCTGATGTGTGAGTTCGTCGACGACGGCGCGAGCATCTTTCCGCTGACCTTGTTGCAGTCGTGCATGGTGGACAGCTGGGTCGAGTGGGCCGAGGACTACAAACCCTTCGCCATGCGGCCGTTCGGCGACCGTCAGGTCTGGATCGGTTACGACCCGGCTGAGACTGGCGACTGCTCCGGCATGGTAGTGGTTGCGCCGCCGCTGGCGCCGGGGGGCAAGTTCCGAATCCTCGAACGACATCAGTTCCGAGGCATGGACTTCGCCGCGCAGGCCGAATTCATCAAGAGCGTCTGCGACCGCTACTGGGTGACGTACATCGGGATCGATGTCACCGGTTTGGGCAGCGGCGTGGCCCAACTGGTGCGCCAGTTCTTCCCAGCGGTGACCACCTTCAGCTACTCGCCCGAAGTCAAAACCCGCCTAGTACTCAAGGCCTATGACGTGATCCACAAGGGCCGGCTCGAATTCGATGCCGGCTGGACCGACATGGCCCAGTCGCTGATGGCGATCCGCAAAACCGTCACCGCCGGCGGACGCCAGTACACCTACACCGCCGGCCGTAACTACAACACCGGCCACGCCGATCTGGCCTGGGCACTCTTTCACGCATTGCACCACGAACCGCTTGAGGGGCAGACCACTGCCAACACTGGGCGCATGGAGATTTATTGATGACCGAACAACTCGCCAACCAGACGTTGCCCGCGACCTTACCCGCCACCGGCGCCGGAACTCAGGTGTTTTCCTTCGGCGAGCCGACGCCGGTGCTGGGTGGACGGGAGGTTTTCGATTACCTGGAGTGCTGGTTCAACGGGCGGTGGTATGAGCCGCCTCTATCGCTGGATGGGCTGGCCCGGTCGGTGGGGGCGAGCGTGCATCTGCATTCGGGGCTGATGTTCAAGCGCAACCTGTTGAGCAAGACGTTTATCCCGCATCCGTTGCTGTCGCGGGCTTCGTTTGAGCAGTTCGCCTTGGACTTTCTGTGCCTGGGCAATGGCTATTTTGAGGGGCGGCATTCGCGATTGGGCGGGGTTCGCAAATTGGAAACACCGTTGGCCAAGTACATGCGCGCTGGGCCGGATGGTCAGTTTTACCAGGTGCGAGGGTGGAAGGATGAACACGCCTTTGAGCCGGACAGCATTTTTCATCTGCGTGAGGCAGATCTGCATCAGGAGATTTACGGGTTGCCGGAGTGGATCAGCGCTTTGCAGTCGGCGCTGTTGAACGAGTCGGCGACGTTGTTCCGGCGCAAGTATTACGAGAACGGGAGCCATGCCGGGTTCATCTTGTATATGACAGACGCGGCGCAGACCGAGGCGGACATTGATGCGTTGCGCAAGGCATTGAAGGAGTCGAAAGGGCCGGGGAATTTCCGGAATCTATTTGTTTACTCACCGACCGGCAAAAAAGACGGGATCCAGCTGATACCGGTGAGCGAGGTGGCGGCGAAGGATGAATTCAACTCGATCAAGAATCAGACGCGGGATGACGTGTTGGCGAGCCTGCGGATTCCCCCGCAGTTGATGGGGATCGTGCCGCAGAATGCGGGTGGATTTGGGTCAATTAGGGAGGCGACAGAGCTTTGGGTTATAAATGAGCTGGAGCCAATTCAGGCACGCATGTCCCAGCTTAATGAATGGCTGGGACATGATGTTATGGAATTCCGTGCTTATGGACTAGGTTGAGGCGCTACCTGAGAGGCTTTCCTCTCAGCGTCTTTCTCCACCGCTACGGCCTTAATTCTTGCCATTTTTTCCTGACGCTGATGCCTCTTCATATACCACTCTTCGAAAAGACTCTCAATTAGCTGAACTAATAATCCCGCTTCATCTTCATCTACCTCGATTATCGTATCGATGTCCTTTTCCATGTGAGCACCGATATTGCCCAGCTTTCGCAATGAGTCTATGGCTTCAAAGGTTTCCGGGTCGAGTTTATCTTGTATCGCGTCAATTTCCTTAAAGAGAGTGGCTTCTTTGATATTCCAAAAATCTCGAATCATTCCTTGCAGGCATCGACGAGATAAGGTGGCAGCCGCTTTGGGAGACCTTGTCAAAATTGAGCAGGCTTCGGTGTAATCCTGAATGATGGGTCGAGGAATGTAGTCCGGATACGGTCTTGCATTACTATCTGGAGTGAGTTTCCATTCTTTTACGCGCGAATAACTCCATTGGTGGGTTTTAAGAGTTCTTTGGAGTTGAGTAGCAACTATCTCTACCTCTTTGCATTCAATATTTGGGCAGACGGTAACTTTTATCCTTATTGATTGTTCGTTATTTTTGTATCCGTGCTTAAAGTCTACGTCGTCAACTAGGTAGTTTGCATTGCCTATTGTCGCGTTCTGGTTACAGAACGGGCAGCGCCAATTGAAATTCATAAATTCTCCCTTTTTTTTTGATGTTTCATTTTTTTGCAGGCTGCAACTGACGCATCAGTAGCGTACACCTCCCACACAGGTTTGTTCCAGCACCTGTCGCCCACAGCAACGTCGGGACAACGAGATTAATTCGCTCGAATTTTTCGCTCCAACTCTTCAGCAACGAAGGTTTGAAATCAGTCCCCACGCCCGCTCATTCTTCCCTCTCTCTGGACTGATCCCGCCAGATAAGGCCGGTGTAAAACTAAGCCAACTCGATGAATGGGCAGCAGATCGACATGGACGCTACCATTTTGGTCCAGAAGTCGTATTCGTTGACGGTCGACCGCCACTGCTGCGCTCTGATTGCCAAGGGCTAGTGGACTGCAAGAGATTCACGCACTGTACGGACTGGTGACTAGTACAAATTTCAAGTCGAAACGAGAACGCGAGCGTGAGGCCATGAGCCGTTTGGAAGTGTGGTGATTTGGCCTGCGACACGGCGCGGCGGCAAGACCTATCCGCACCTGGCGCGTGCCGTCGTCCCCCCACCTCGCCTGCGGGCTAAATGGATCTTTTTTTCCGCAGACCTGCATCTGGCCGAGCGCACCCACGGCCGGGAGCTGTAGTGATGGATTCGAGGGCCAGAAAGCCTGCGGATCCCTGCGAAGGGTGGGCCGTCTGACAGGGCAGATCCGGCGGATTTGGGAGGTCGGTAGAAGAATCCATCCGATGCCTGTTTTTCAACAGCGTCGGAAAAAAGTAATGTGGTAATTCGAATATTGGAACACCGGCGAAAGCCCCGGATTCATTGGCTTTGCTGGCTTACCTCAAAAAGTAATTTTGAGTAATGAAAAAGGTAATGTGACGGTAAGTAATTGATTTATAAGGGATGCATAAAAAGGAATATTACTTCCTTAAAAGGTAATTATCTTACCTCTACATTACTCAAAAATTACTTAGTGCCGATCCTTCGCAGCCCAGTGAAATCAAGGCTCTCAGCCAGATCGACCATTCGGCTTACCCAAATTACCTTTTTCCGATGCCTTTCCCGAAAAAGGGAATCACCTATAAGCCGGTACAGCCGATGGCCGCGCTACTCACTGACGCGGATGATGAACGGACACTCATAGGCAGGTCGTTTTTTGCCCGTACGAAAACGCTTGTAGGAAGCGCTGGGGATTGGAGCGACGGGCTCTCCACATGCAGATGCCTGGCGTTATGTTGGCCACGTGCAGACTGGAGTTGGTAGTTAGTCGAGGTCAGGCTATACGTTTGGCAGGGTGCCCAGATATCGTGGCCCTAACATTATTTCTCTAAAACGGAAAATCGCAATGGCTCTGGCTTCCGTAGCACCGTATGCGTTCAATACCAACGAATTATTGACGCTTGGGCTTGCCGCATATGCGGCCGTGGTTTCCACCTTCGTTCTAGGCTGGGACGCTTACAAGTGGCTAGCTTCTGGCGCGAAGATCGATATGTCCGCTACGACTGGGGTGAGGATCTACGGCGGTCCAGTTGAGGACCAGAATACATACATCTCCATAACAGCGTGGAATGTCGGAGACCAACCCACGACCATCACAAATTTGGGAGGTATGTATTTTGATTCCTGGTGGCGGGCATACGTTACGCGCTGGAGGCCGTCCGAGACCTTCATAATCAACTAA